CCGAAAACGGATCGGATTGAGTTGAAGTCATCGCCCACGGAAGCGTTCATCTCCGCCCGAACATCGCGTGCCGAGCAACCTGAAGCATTGCAAGGTGTGCATTCGGACCATGTGATGCTTGTGGCGGATGAAGCGTCGGGAATTCCTGAGTCCGTGTTTGAGGCGGCAGCGGGTTCCATGTCAGGGCATAACGCTGTGACGATTTTGTTGGGGAACCCAACGAAGTCCAGCGGGTTTTTCTTTGACACGCATAACCGATTAAAGGATGAGTGGTGGACACGTCGCGTGTCCTGCTATGACTCTAAAAGGGTTAGCGACGCCTATATCAAGGATATGGCGTCACGCTATGGCGAAGAGTCCAACGCTTTTCGTGTTCGCGTCTTGGGCGAGTTTCCGCGTACCGATGACGATACCTTGATTGGTGTTGAGCTGGTGGACAGTGCTTTTCACCGTGACGTTGAAACGACGGATACGCAAACGGTGTGGGGGTTGGATGTGGCGCGATTTGGAACGGACGCAACGGCGTTGGCAAAGCGTAAAGGTAATGCGGTGACTGAGATACGCAAGTGGCGTGGGTTGGACTTGATGCAGACCACGGGCGCGGTGGTCGCTGAGTACGAGGCCATGAAGCCAGAAGACAGGCCTGTTGAAATACTTGTCGATTCGATTGGCTTGGGGGCCGGTGTTGTGGACCGCTTGCGCGAATTGAATCTGCCTGCGCGTGGGATTAACGTGGCTGAGTCACCCGCCATGGGAACGATTTATGTGAACTTGCGTGCCGAGCTGTGGGGCAAGATGAAGGCGTGGTTGGAAAAGCGCGACTGCAAGATTCCTAAAGATGAGTCGCTTTTGGCGGAACTTGTCTCGCCGCGTTATTCGTTTAATAGCAACGGTAAGATGAAGCTAGAGAGCAAAGACGAGATGAGAAAGCGCGGGATTGGATCGCCTGACATGGCTGATGCTTTGGCGTTGACCTTTGCCAGCGATGCGGGAACAGCGTTGTACGGTAAGGCTTACAACTCGCAGTGGGGCAAGCCAATTAAAAGGAACTTAAGGGCAGTTGTTTAATCGAGAGGGGTAGAAATGGCAAAACGAAAAATGCGTAGATCAGAAAGCAAAAAGATGATTTTTGATTACCTAAAAGGATTGAAGAACCCTGTTAATGCTTGGCATTTGGCGGCAAAGTTTGATATGACCACCAAGAGAATTGATCAACTCATGACCGAAATGGCGGGGGATGATTTGATTGTGAAGTCTAAGGGGATAAAAGACGTTGAAATACCTTGGAAGAAAGTGATAGTGAACTACTTTGAAGTTAAGGAGCAGTACAAGACCTTTAAGCCGCGTAAGCCTAAAGCACCGGTGTTGTGGCATAACCCATTTGGGATAAAGGCGGCGTGAAAGACTACCTCGCAGGCCAGGCTACCTGGCGCACGCCTGAAGATGACCCGCCGCCATTAGGCGTGAAGATGTTATTGCTGAATCCCGGCGGCGTGTGCGTCATTGGCACCTGGTCGGAGTGGGCAGTTGCCTGGGCGCCACTGCCAAGGGTGCCTCAACACATTAAGGAGGTATTGACGTGAAAGATTTGACGATTGGCGATGTGATGGGCATTGCCAGAAACACAGGGTTTGATCAGCACGCAGAGAATCTTTTTATCTTTGCGGCGCAGATTGAGTTTGTTGCAGGCGAAGCACGCTTAAACCATTGCATTGAGTTGCTGGAGAAAAACGGCTATGACGATGCGGCGGAACTATTGAAAGGACAGGGATGAACCTGAACGATATGGTAAGAAAAGCTTGGGTGAATGGCTTGCTTGAGGATTTTCCACGAAGCGAATATGAAAAGCTGCAATGGGAAGTGCTTGAAGAGATGGTGATTGAACTTGAGCGCCAAACGCGTGAACTTGTACAACTTGCCGAGCTTGAGCGTAAGCGTTGGGGGAAATCATGAGACCTGTAACCATTCTTGTTCCCGCTTATAAGCCTGAGCACCTATACACCACATTAGCCTCAATTGACGCGCAAACCTATCCGCGCATCAAAGTCATCGTTGGCAATCACAGTCCTAATGAGAATGACCACCACATGATCAACGATATGGCGCAACGCTATGACTTTGAAGTCATTGATACGCACCTTATCTGTCCAGGTGATCAAGTGGCGCATTACGCTTACCTTTGGGATCAGGCAGATTCCGATTTAGTGCGCTTTGTGTATGACGATGATGTGATTTATCCGTCATCAACGTCCTACTTAGTCGATTTGGCGGATCATCACCGCGACGCCGTGATGTTTTGGCATCAGCGCCATTGGATTGACGGTGCCGGGCGATTTCTTCGCGCACCAGGCTTTATCAATCAAGATGAACTGATGAAGTCATCACGAGAGAACATTTTGCGTTTGATGGCGATGCACAAGAACTTTATTGGCGAGCCTTCGTTTGTCATGATGGACCGCTCCAAGTGCGCATTTACCATGACCTACGCGCCACTTGGCGAGTTGGCACCAAGGCATTATTTGGGTGACGTGACTTCGTATCTCGAAGCCACGCGCCACGGGCCAGCGGTAGGTGGTGGGGCGCACCTGGGGGCGTTTCGCTTGCACGCTAACCAAGATTCCAACAAGGACAGTCCGCGCCACACATTAGGGATTGTCGATTGGGAAATGTTCATGCGCTATGAATACTTTGGCGGCAACATCAACCGCGTAACCGCAGAAGATTGGGGGCGTACGATTTTGCAAACTTATTGGGCTGAGATGGATCGCAGGCCGCCATTGCGTTTATTTCACTCACGCCTGTCAGCAGATATGGCGTTTAACAAACTCGCCAGCATGAGCGGTTTTCTGGAGGATTACCACGCTTTGCGCATGAATCTTGCGCATTGATGCGTGAGTGTGCTAGTGTCGGCCCCCAAATGGGGGTAGTGCCATGAAAGCTAAGCCGGTGTGGGATAAAGCGCGTCCAAAGTCATTGGGCAAGAGCGAACCGTTATCCAAGAAGGAAAAAGCCAGCGCCAAAGCCATGGCGAAATCCGCTGGAAGGCCCTACCCTAATTTGATAGATTCGATGCGTGCTGCATCAAAGGGTAAGAAATGACCCTTGAAGAAAAAATTCTCGCGAATTACAAACTCATTGATGGCAAAGTTTACGGTCCAAGAGGTTTGCTGCGCGGGACAAATTTATCAAGAGGGTACATAGGAACTTACATTCATCATGATGGCAAGTTAAAAAGAGTCTTGCTGCACAGGATGGTTTATTTGCTAGCCCATGGTTACTTGCCTGAAACCGTTGATCACATCAACAGAAATCCAAGTGACAATCGGGTTGAAAATTTAAGGGCGGCGACCAAAAGAGAGCAACAATCCAATAGGAGCTCAAAAGGCTTTTCTATTAGAACAAAAAATTATAAAAAGCCAAGATATGAAGTTTCATGCGACCATAAGTACATTGGTGTTTTTGATACCGAAGAGGAGGCAAGGGTTGCTTATGCGGCAGCAAAGCATAAGGCTTTTGGTGATTTTATCTTAGCGTATGAGGCCAAGAAATGAGCAAGCAAGTACGCGATTCAGCGGGTCACTTGTGGCCTGAAGTTATTGGTCGCCTTGGCACAACGACGATGCTTACAACGTCAGACGTAAGCCAGCAATCGCACGCTGCCGGAACCGGCGTAACGCTGATGCGTGTTTCCAATGGCTCCGATGATGGCAGGCACTTGCATTTCAAAGCAGGCGCAAACCCAACTGCAACGGTTGATGATCCCATCATTCCTGCTTATCAAACTGAGTATGTGGCGGTCAATCCTGGCGATAAAGTTGCCATTATTTCGGGCCATAGCCACACTTTTCACGTCACCATCACGGACATCCTTGCATCATGATGAAAAAGACCAAAGCCGAGAAGAAAATCTCCAAAGTCATGCGCGAATACAAGGCGGGCAAATTGCATTCCGGTAGTAAGAAAGGTCCGGAAGTGACAAACCCTAAGCAGGCCATAGCCATTGCGCTGTCCGAGGCTGGTAAAGCGAAGAAGAAATGATGGAATGCCCTATTGAAACCAAAGACCCGGTTGCGAACTTAAAGAATCGCAATTGGGCGTTTGCTAATGTGGGTTACGGCCCTGCTAACCCTGAATTGCCTAACCGTGAATTTTGGAGTGCCAAAGCCGAAACGTGGAACACGGACTTAGCGCAAGCCAAATCCATGCGTTGCGGTAACTGCGCCGCCTTTATCCAAACGCCTGAAATGATTGAGTGCATCACAGGTGGTATGGAAGGTGAAAGCGAAGAAGGGAACGGCGAAGAAAAGAACGGCGAATCATACGAAGAAGGTGAAGGCGAAGAGAACGAAGACTTAGAGATGGCGGTGCAAGATGCCGCCGATCTTGGTTACTGCGAACTATTTCACTTCAAGTGTGCAGCAGCACGCACATGCGACGCCTGGTTGGTTGGCGGCCCTATTACATCAATGGCGAACTCACGCCGCCAGCGCGAAGCCGTTGAGTTTCAGCGCGTCAATTTTATGCGTGAGGAAGATTGATGAAAACGCCAGCGTGGCAGCGTAAAGAAGGCCAAAGTCCAAGCGGTGGATTGAACGCCAAAGGCCGCGCATCGTACAAAGCAGAAACAGGCGGCACGTTAAAAGCGCCTGTGAAGTCTGGAGATAACCCAAGACGCGCCAGCTTTCTTGCGAGAATGGGCAACATGCCCGGTCCAGAATACAAAAATGGCGAACCAACGAGACTTTTGTTAAGCCTAAAGGCTTGGGGTGCATCAAGCAAAGCCGATGCACGAGCAAAAGCCAAAGCCATTAGCGCAAGAAATAAGGGTAAGTAAATGGACGTTGAAATGAACCTTGCTACCGGCGTCAAGTCCGGTGAGCCTATGGACGAGACTGAAATTCAAGCCATTGTTGCGGCTGAACTTGTTGACGCTACCAATTTTATTGACTTAGAGATTGGCAATCTTCGCGCCCGCGCCACGGAATACTACTTTGGCGACCCATTTGGCGATGAAGAAGAGGGGCGCAGTCAGGTTGTATCGATGGATGTGCGCGACACAGTGCAGGCTATTTTGCCAAGCCTCATGCGCATTTTCTTCTCATCAGAGAACGTTGTTCAGTATGTACCGCGCAGCATCGAAGATGCGCCGATGGCAGAGCAAGCCACGGACTATGTGCGCTATATCCTGAACGAAGACAACAATGGTTTTGTGCTGTTTCACTCCATCTTCAAGGACGCCTTGGTACGCAAGACAGGCGTTTGCAAGTGGTGGGTTGACGAGCACATTGAAATTAAAAATGAAAACTACACAGGTCTTGATGACGCGCAACTATCGTTGATTCTTGGTCAGGAAGGCGTTGAGATGGTGGACTTAATGTCCGCTGAAGACCCATCAGCGCCGCCACCTGTGATTGATCCGTTGACCGGCCAGCAACTGACGCCAACCGTGATGATTCACGACGTAACCGTGAGCCGCAAAGTCATCACCAAGCGTTTCCGTGTCGAAAGCCTGGCACCTGAAGAGTTTATTGTTGACCGTAGAGCGCGAATC